TAGATTTAACCGGGTTATCTTCAGCTGCTGCTGCTGATATTATTGGAGTTAATGATGCTGCAAACTGTCATCTAGGTCAAATTACTGCTGCTCTTAATGGTACAATTTTTGCTGGTGAAATGACTTGTTTAGAAACACCTACAACTGGAGAACCTGACATTGATTTGTATTCATCAACAGTTGGTACTGGTACAGAAAACGTAGCAATAACACATGCAGATTTAGCAACAGAAGCTGCATTATTAGCTGCTGGACAAGATTGGATAGCTGGATTATCGGCTAACCAGTTCAATTCAGCTGGTCTTACTGCAAACCCTGCTGCTGCCACTTATCTATATCTAGTTGCTTCTGGTGGTGGTGATGCTGGTGTTTATGATGCTGGTATTTTTAAGATTACCCTTTATGGTTATCCTGCATAGTAAATAATTATATAACTACTATCCAATTTGGATAGTAGTTATATTTAAGTTTATTTAAAAATTTTAATCTGGAGATACTAACTAATGACTAGTAGTGTACGTTCAACTGAAATAAATTTAGCCGTTTATATGGAACGACTAGATTCATATATAGAGAGTCAAACCACACTTAATGACACTTTATGTTTTAATTTAGAAAAAGTAAACGGAGAACTTGCAGATATTAATATGTGGAGGCAAAAAATATATGGTGGAAAAACTATACTAGTTGCATTAGGCGTGTTAGTATTTCATACTTCTGCAATAATGGGTAGCTTTGTAGCTCTCATTAATTTTATGAATAAATAAAAGGGAGAATTATAATGGCAAATGAGAGACATACTGATGCAAGAGGATGGGAAGTAGATGCTTCTACAAGACAATCTGTACATGCATATACAAAATACCATCCGTTTAGAGAAGCAACCTCTACCACAGCATCTACAATATTAAGTGCCGCACAAGGAGAAATAGCAACTAACTGGGTAACAAATCCAAGAGTTGAAGCTGCTCTTAGTGATGCTGATGGATTTACTGCTACTGGTTCTGCAATATCAAGAGATACAGGACAACAATCTGTAGGAGCCGCATCATTATTAACAAATCCTGCAAATTCAGCTGCTGGTGAAGGATTTTATTGGGAATCACCAGTTATTCCATTTAATGTTAACCCACAACATATATCTGTTCAATTAGAACATAGAGGAGCATCAGCAGCTAGTGCTGTGAAACTAGAAATCAGAGATGCTGCTGGAACTACTGTTCTTGCTACTTCTGGTTCCAGTAACTTAGCAGGTAGTTGGACAAGAGTAACAGCTGCTTATTCTATTGCAGGCAGTACCGCAGCCGTTAAGTACAGATTATATTTAACTACACAGACTCAACACAACATTAACTTTTATGCCGATAAGATTATGTTTGAAGTAAGAGAAGACACTACTTCAGTGTCAACTTATGTAGATGGAAGTTTTGGAATGAATCATGAATGGACTGGAACTGCTAATGCATCTACATCAATTAAACGATCTGGAATAACAGTAATAAAAGGAATTAAATTAACTAACGAATCTACTACTTCTGGAGATATACTTTATTTAGCTTTTGATCAAACGGCAACATCTTCAACAGGAATACCAATACTTCCTAAAATTGCAACATCTTCTGAAGGTGTATTTGAAACTAATTATCCATTACATTTTACTGAAAAAGTTTCTATTATAGCAGCACAAAATACTCCTACTGTAAGTGGAGTTATTTGGGGAATTTAAAATGACAACAACTAGTATTGAAACATCTATAGGAAATATACCAGATCCAAAAAGTTGGGGAGAACATTATGTACCAACTGATATGAATAATGACAATCCGGTTATGTTTTTAGAAAAAGCTACTGATGGAAGAGTTACACAAGATGATATTTCGGATGCTTTAGATGAATATAAGAGGTTGTTTAAAGCTGGAATAGCTAGTCCTGCCGAAGTTCTTACTTTGAATAGAGCTTATCCAAACGAAAAAAATTATTCTAAATATATTAATAAAAATAATATTGATAATGATGATTCATTAATAATTGGTGGTCCAGCTTCTATAGAACTTGTAGATAGGGAAGGACATTTAATTACTACAAAGGCGTTAGAAAAAGCATTTTATAAATATATGAAAAATTTTAGAACACGAAATGCTATGGTTTTACATTCTGATGTTCAGGTGGGGTGGGCATTGCCTGCATACATCTCGAAAGGTGGACAAATTTTCAAGTCTGGTGTAGACGATAAAGGTTTATTCTTTATTACTGAACTAAGGAATGATACCAAAATTTCTCAAAAAGTTATGGAACAAATTAATGCTGGGAAATTAAAAAGTTATAGCATCGCAGGTAGTGCCACTAAAACACAAAATATTCAAAAAGGTATACAAAGTATAATGCAGGTAGATGAATTAGAGCTTGCGGAAGTAACTGTTTGTGAAAAGGGAGTAAATCAAGAAGCTTCTTTCGATATTATAAAAGCCGAGGATGCCGCAGCATCTTCTTGTATAGATGGAAGCTGTTTAATAAATAAGGAAGATAATTGCGATTGTGGTTGTAAAAATCAGGGGGTAGAGCTTATGTTTAAATCTGACGGGGATATAGATTTTACGAAATCATTTTTTAATTTTGTTAAAAAAGAAAATATTCCAATGCAAAAAATAATACAAGAGGAAGGAAAGGCTTATGGAGAATCTTTCCCAACTCTATTGAACACACAAGGAAGACAGGAAGAACATCATAGTTTGTTAGATAGGTATGGTTTTCCGGGAGAATTGGAACCAGAAAATGCAAGGTATACACCAGTTTCTGAATATGATCCTTCTCCAATGTCTCACAAATATCCACCTTGGGTTGTTAATGAAGCAGGCCAAAATTTAGGAGAACGTCATTATGATGATGCTTTAACTACCCCTCAATTAGGTAAGAATACTAAAAGAGGAGTGGTAGAAGGTGGTAATTCTACTGAAACTCCAGTTGATCAATTAAATACCACAGACTCCTTTAATAATAAAATAGCATACATAGCAAGGGAACAGGCAAAAGCTTCTAAGCATCCTTGGTATTCACCGGAAATAGAAGTCAAGATTTCTAAATCTGAGTCCTTTTTTAATTGGATGGAAAATGAAAATAAACATTTTTACAAAGAAGATTGTGGATGTGAGTTCTGTTTTCAGAAGTCTACTAATTATAATGGAGTGCTAGAAAAAAACGTAGAAAATCCTTTTGCAGTAGCAACTGCACAGGCTAAAAAACTGGGGTATGACGATTTTAAAGAAGGAAGCGAAGGCGATAAAAAACGTAAGGAAATTGCTGAAGCATTAAAATTACAAATACCAGAGAAATATAAATGATAGGAAAACTAAGACCACAGATATTTTTAGCAATTTTAGTGTTGGGTATTTTAGCTGGATTCGGAGCTATGAATGGATTCCCAGAAATTGCCACAGGAACTATCGGCGGCATAATTGCTTTAGGAATGAAGGTTTTAGAAAATGAATGATCCAGATATTACTTCAATTAATAATGATTGTGATTGTATGGAAACAGGTGAATGTATATGTGATGAAATGTCCTGTTTTTGCGATTGTGAATGTTTAGAGTGTATTGAAACCACAGATAATGGTTGTAGTTGTGAAGAATATATTGATAATGATGATTCCTCATGTTCTTGTGGGGGAAATTGTAAATGCGGAGGTATAGAATGAATATATTTAAAATTATAAGTTTAGGAATGGCTTTTTACAATCTTAACAAGGGATTGGCTAATGCTGGTAAAGATATCATGGATGAAGGAATGGATGTTTTACAAACCATTAGTGCAGCATTAAAAGATAATAAAGTAACTAATGCTGAGAAAAAAGCTATTGTAAAGGAAATAAAAGAATTTTCTAAAGTTGCTACAGATGCAATAGATAATATTGTAATCCCTGAGTAATGAATCTCATTAAACAATATTTTCCAATACCCTTGATTGTTTTTGGTGGTATTATGGCCGATATTTCTCGCCATGCATTTGAAGATATAATGACTATCCAAATAATTTCATGGTCTGCTGTTATAGTAGGTGTAATAGGATTGGCTAGGATAGTTTGGCATAATACTATTAAACAATTAGTGAGTAGAAAATGAACTTAGCTAATATAAAATTACCAAGAATTTGATGATTCAGAACTTTTAGAAGCGTTTAAACAGTTAGAAAATAGGATTGATGAACTAGAGAAAAAAGATGCTATCATAGAGAATGAAATGAGGACTATTATGTCAGACCACGAAAACATTGGAAAGGCATTAGATGACCTTGGCAAAGGTTCTTATTCAGATAATAGAAAATACGGTGACTACGATTGAAGAATATATTGGAGATATTCCTAATCCACATTTAAAAGATAATCAGGCCAAATTAGTTTATGATGCTGAAGATGAATGTTGTTTTTGGCAACATTTTAAAGTACTTTCAGAAAAACAAACAAAAAATCTAATTGATCAAATATCTCTGTATTTTTCTATAAGATCTCCAAGCATAAATTTTAATGGTCATATATATGGAATAGCCTACGCAACTTCTGATTTAATTGTGTTACCTTTTCCTTATTCTAAAAGTGTTCCATATATTTGTCATGAAATGGCTCATGTAATAAATTATCAAGATGAGACTATGGCAGATCATCATGGGGCAAATTTCTCTGGAACATATTTAAATATAGTTAAAGAATTCATTGGTTTAGAAGCATATAAGGAACTAAATAATTCTTTTGATACTTTAGGGGTAAGATATAATTTAAATTGACATTGGCTTTAAAATCATGCTAAACTTTACATACTTTTAGAAAATATGGAGGTTTACTATGATAGTTACTAATCCAGTTAGAGCCTTGATTACTTTTATAATTTTGGCCGGTATCATAAATTTATTTACTGGCTAAAATATAGAACCAGTTTTAATGTATACTAATGGGGGTTTCTATAACTAGAAATCCCCATTTTTTATTAGGAGATTATTATGAATGTGATGCAATATTTGATCCAACAAACTGATGAATTTAGAGATTCTTATCAACAAATTGATGATAGAGTTTCTAAAATACTAGATAAATTAGAGGTATTAGAAATTAGATTACAGGAACTAGAGTTTCGTATAAATAATAATCAAAATGATTCCAATAATTAGTATAATAAAGTATAGATATGTAATTGTTTAAAGTATTGATTAGTTATGAGAAGGTTAGTAAAAATTATTTGTATATTTTTTGGGCATGATGATTATATGCCTATTATAGAAGTTTGGGAATCCACTGCTGGTATACAAAAAAGTATGTACTTATGTAGGAGATGTTTAAAACCTATTGGAGAAAAACCTTATGTCTAATGACGAATTATTCCAGAACGATTATCAAAATGAAGAAGCATACTATTCAGGATTAGAGGAAATAAAAACTTTAGTAGTTACCAGAAATGAAGCCCTTTATTTAAGCGATAGTGTAACTTTATTAATAGAACATATATCGGAAAGAGGAAGGATACATATACCTGTAAGAAATTTATTACCTCAAGCCGGGGTTCCTGTACCAATGGAAATAATTCAAAAGGTAGGAATGGCGGTTTTAATGACAACCGATAAAAATATAATTAAATCACAGGCCAATATTATTTTATCTGTCGCTGATCTATATTTATTAAGGGAATGTTGCCAATCATTTATTAAAGTAAATAATGAATTAGTTGGTTTTAATTTATTAATAAAAATCTATGGATTAATTTTAGAGAAAGATATTAAGGAAATAAAATTTATTGAGGATATTACCAAGGATATAGATGTTTCTTTAGTATCTAGGATAGAGAAATTAGAAGAATTGAAAGAAAAATTCAATAATTATAAAAAGTACACAGAA